TCAGCTCAACTTAATAATGTTTACATTTGTATAGCAGACGCTGTAGTTGGAGATTCATTAACAGACACAGATCACTTTGAACTTTTGGTAGACGCAGTTAGTGCAGCAACAAGTGCAACAGCTGCCGCTTCTAGTGCTACTGCCGCTGCATCATCCGCAACAGCTAGTGCAACATCTGCTACCGCAAGTGCTAATTCAGCAACTGCCGCAGCTTCATCTGAATCAACCGCTTCTACAAAAGCTAGTGAAGCATCAACATCAGCATCTAATGCTTCAACTTCAGAAACAAATGCTGCATCATCAGCAACGAGTGCTGCTAGTTCAGCTACAACAGCAACATCACAAGCTAGTGCTGCAAGTACATCTGCAACCAATGCCGCTTCTTCAGCTACAGCTGCCGCAAGTTCTGCAACAACAGCTACAACAAAAGCATCAGAAGCCGCTACATCAGCTACCAATGCTGCATCTAGTGCAACAACTGCTACCACTAAAGCTAGTGAAGCAGCTACTTCAGCAACTAACGCTGCATCAAGTGCTACCTCTGCAGACACAGCTAAAACTGCTGCACAAACAGCTCAAGCCGCTGCCGAAGCCGCAGCTGATAATTTTGATGATACTTATTTAGGAGCTAAATCTAGTGATCCTACAGTAGATAATGATGGAGACGCTTTAACTGCAGGAGATTTATATTTTAATACAACAAACAATGTACTTCGTGTATACACAGGTTCTGCTTGGCAGGATGCTGCTGTAGACGCATCAAGTTTAGCAAGTAATGGATTTGCTATTGCAATGGCGATAGCTTTATAATAAAGGAGTAATATGGCACAAAACTTTAGACGATACACAAGCAACGATGTAGGAACATCAGCAGCAACTTTATTTACTGCTGACAGTTATGATACAGTAGTTGGTATATCAGTTTCAAATGTAACAACATCAGCTGTTGTAGCATCTGTATATATCAATGATGGTTCAAACGATATTTACTTAGTTAAAGACGCACCAATACCTGCAGGTTCATCATTACAAGTTTTAGATGGTGGAGCTAAATTTGTTGTTCAAGCTAGTGATGCTTTAAAAGTAGTATCAGACACAGCTTCATCTTTAGATGTTTGGGTATCAACAGTAGATGCAATTAGTTCATAGGAGATAAATGCCTTTTATAGGAAATCAACCTGCAGAAAGTTATAGTGCTTTTCAAAAGCAAGACTTTAGTACAAGTGCGACTACATCTTACACATTGGATAATCCAGTTGCTAATGCAAATGAGTTAGCATTATTTATTAACTTTGTAAGACAAGAGCCTACAACTGCATATTCTGCATCTGGCACAAGTCTAACACTAACAAGTGCTACTGCATCATCTGATGATATGTACTGTGTGTATTTAGGTAAAGCTGTTCAAACTGTAAATCCACCAAACGCATCTGTTGGTTTATCTCAACTAACTGCTAGTGGTACTAAAGACGCAACTACATTTCTAAGAGGAGATAATAGTTTTGCTACTCCAGATAGTGGATTAACTTTAATTAAAGAAACTAATGCTAGTAATGTTGCATCAGTAAGTTTTGTTCATGGAACAAGTGATGTAGTTTTTGATTCAACGTACAAAGTTTATTTTTGTACTTTTACAAATATTTTATTAGCATCAGATGAAGAATTATTTTTAAGAATATTAAGTGGTGGTAGTGCACAATCTGGTTCAACAAGTTACTGGACAGGCTTATATGGTACTTATGGCTCTCCAACTTCGCCAAATGCTTTTAATGACAGATACGAAAATGCTTTGTGGGGTTCTCCTGGAGATGTTGAAAGTACAATCCCAGTTTCTGGTTATGTTTATTTTTATAATGTGGGTCAATCATCTGCATATCCAATGGCTATGGGTCAAATGTTTATGCAAAGAAGTAATGGTAATCACTATGCAATGAATTTTTCTGGATATTATAAAACAGCTATTTCAAATTTTGATGGATTTACTTTAACTAATAATGGTGGTGGAAATATATCATCAGGAAACTTTAAACTTTATGGAGTTAAATAATGACTAGATATATTTTAGAAAATGGTATTCGTAGAGAAATGACAACAGAAGAAGAAAGTAAATTTGACCAAGATGTTATTGATACAAAAGCTGTAATAGATGCAAAAAAAATAGAAGAACAAAATCAAGAAACTAAAAAAGCATCTGGTAAGCAAAAGTTACTAGACTTAGGTTTAAGTGAAGATGAAGTCAAAGCAATGATAGGAATATAATTATGGCAATAACAAAATTAATAGCAGATAGCTTAGGAACTGGTGTAGGTGGTAAGGTTTTACAAGTTGTTACTGGAACTACATCATCTAGTACAGCAACTTCTGCTGGAAGTTTTGTAGCAACTTCATTAACAGCAAATATTACACCATCTGCAACATCATCTAAAATTGTAGCTTTAGTTTGTGGTGGAGAAGCAGATACTGGAGCAAACGGTAGAAATATGCACTCTACTATTTTTAGAGGTTCTACAAATCTTGGAAATTCAACTGCTGGAATGGTAACTGCTTATGGTGCAAGTAGTAGAGTACAAGGTAATAGTTCAGTAGGTATAGTTGATTCTCCATCTTCTACAAGTGAATTAACTTATACTTTGTATATTAAATCTGGTGGTGGTTCAGTTACTCTTAATGCTAATTCTTGTTTAACAAGTTTAATATTAATGGAGGTAAGTGGATAATGATTATAGACGCAATATTAAAAATAAATCCAAACGCAGAAGCAACTGTAACAGATAATGATATTAATAAAATCACTTGGCACAATGGAACCACACCTATTTCTAAAGCAGATATAGAAGCTAAGATGGTAGAGTTACCTACACCAGAAGATGAAGCTACTGAAAAAGAAAATAACAAAACATCAGCACAAAACAAATTAAAAGCATTAGGTTTAACTGATGCTGAAATAGAGGCATTATAATATGGCATATATAGGTAAGACACCAACAATAGGAAACTTCCAAGTCTGCGATGCAATATCAGTAGTCAATGGTCAAGCTGCATACACTATGCAAGTAGGCTCTGTAAATGTATCTCCAGAAAGTGCTAATCACATGCTGGTTAGTTTGAACGGAATTTTACAAAAACCAGGTAGTTCATTTACTGTATCTGGTTCTACAATTACCTTTGCATCAAACCTAGTTACAGGAGATGTGATCGACTTCATTCAAATACTAGGTAATGTTCTTGATCTTGGAGTACCAAGTGATGCTACAGTTTCACTTGCTAAACTAACTGCAACAGGAACTAAAAATGCTACAACCTTTTTAAGAGGCGATAATACTTTTGCAGAAGCTGGTGGAACTAACACTCCAGCTTTTGCTGTCAGAAAATCTGCAGACCAAAGTGGTGTTGGTACTTCAAGTAACGTTAAAATTACTTTTGAAACAGAAATTGTAGATACTGATAATGCTTTTGCATCAAGTAAATTTACAATACCAAGTGGGGAAGCTGGTAAATATGCTTTTTATGGTAACATTAGAAATAATACTGGTACTGATTTTGATACTTTTCAAATAATGCTTTTTAAAAATGGAAGTGCATTTGATGATTATTATGCAATGTTTGACAATGTAAGTCAGGCATCTAACAATAGTTCATTTAGTGCAATAGTCGATTGTGCTGTTGGAGATTATTTTGAAGTTTACTGTTATCAAACTAGTGGTGGAAATTTATCTATAAGACAAAATGGAAGTCATTTTTACGGATACAAATTAATAGGAGTTTAATAAATTATGGCAAGTTTAAGTAATAAAATAAAACAATATGTAAATGCAGAAGTAGATTTTACAACTGATGTAATTCTACAAGATGACAGTAATGGTCAAGGTGCATACATCAAAGAATGGAATTTAGATATTGCTAAACCAACTGACGCACAGTTAGACGCATTAGAAACTCAAGCACAAACTTATGAGAACAACCAACAAATAATTGCTACAAGAAAATCTTTATATGGAAGTTGGGAAAGCCAACTAGAAGAAATTTATGATGATGGTATTGATGCTTGGAAAACAAGAATAGCTAAAGTTAAATCAGATAATCCAAAGGAGTAAGACATGGCTCTTAACTTTGCTAACAACAATTCCTTATCAGCAATCACAACTAAACCAAGTGGTTTAAGTGGTGGAGCATTAAACCTTATCTCTACACAAACTGCATCAAGCTCATCTACAATATCTTTTACATCTGGCATAGATTCTACTTATGATTCTTATGTGTTTAAGTTCTATGATATTCATTTAGTAACTGATGGTGCTGAATTTCAATTTCAAGCTGATACTGGAACAAACACTTCATACAATCAAACAATTACATCTACATATTTTTTAGCTGAACATAATGAAGGAGATTCAAGTGCATCACTAAGTTATCAAACTAATAGAGATTTAGCACAATCAACAAGTTTTCAAGATTTTGGAGTTGATGTGGGAACTGATAACGACCAATGCTCTGCTGGTTTTTTAAATATATTTAATCCATCTTCAAGTACATTTGTAAAACATTTTACTGGAACTTTACAACAAGCACACCAAAATGATTTATCTTTAGTTGGTTATGTTGCTGGATATTTTAATACTGCAACACCTTTGACAAGATTTCAATTTAAGGCAAGTTCAGGAAACTTTGATGGAGTAATAAAATTATATGGCATTAGTTAAATACAACAACAATAGCATAAGTGCTGTAACCTCTGCTTCTTCAATACCAAGTGGAGCATTAACACATATTAAAACTTTAACTGCTAGTAGTTCAGCAACCTTGTCATTCGTACATGGAAGTTCAGATGTAGTCTTGGATAACACATATCCTATTTATAAGTTTGAATTTATTAATATTCACCCAGCTAGTAATGATGCTGATTTTCAATTTAATATGAGTACAGATAGTGGTTCTAACTATAATGTAACTAAAACAACAACTATATTTAATGCTTATCATTATGAAAATGATTCTGGTGCTAATGTTGTATATGACACAGGGAGTGATCTTGCACAATCTACATCTGATCAAATAATTGCTGGAAATCAAGGAGTTGGTAATGATAATGATCAATCAGTATCAGGTTCTCTAATGTTATTTAATCCATCAAGCACTACTTTTGTCAAACACTTTATGACATCTACTAATGCATATCATCATGCAGATATAACAGTAAATGGTTTTGTTGCTGGTTATGGAAATACAACTTCTGCAATAGATGGTGTTATATTTCAATTTAATACAGGCAACATAGATGCTGGTACAATCAAACTCTACGGAATAAAGGATAGCTAATGTCAATTATTAAATTAAATAATCAAGCTGTAAAGAACGCAACTGCTTTTGGTTCTATAACAGGATTAGGTAGTATGATATTTATTAAAAAGCTAACAGCTAGTTCATCTGCAACTTTATCTTTTGTTGATGGCTCTAATGGTGTGGTGCTAGATGATACTTATAAGGAATACTTATTTACATTTAAGAATATCCACCCACAAAATGATTTTCGTTTTTTTACATTTAATATGAGTACAGATGGTGGCTCAAATTATAATGTTGTCAAAACATCTACTGCATATTCTGCATATCATCTTGAAAATGATTCTGATGCTGGTTTATCTTATCAAACAGGAAAAGATTTAGCACAAAGTACAGATTTTCAAATATTAAATAATAATGTTGGTAATGTTTCTGATGAAAATATAAGTGGAAGTATGAGTTTATTTAATCCTAGCAGTTCTGTTTTTGTTAAGCATTTCATATCTAATGTAAATGAAAATAGTTATGACAATTATTGTATTAATACTTATATAGCTGGGTACGGAAATACACAAAGTGTAGTAAATGCAATTCAGTTTAAATTTGATTCTGGCAACATAGATGCTGGAGATATTTGCCTTTATGGTATTGCTTAACAATTAACAATGGAGTATAAATAATTATGGCAAGACATCATAATATAAATGGGAACATAGTTCCTTTCACAGCAGAAGAAGAAGCACAAAGAGATGCTGAAGAAGCACAAGCTGCAATAGACGCAACTGCTAGACAAGAAGCAGAGGATGCCAAGAAAGCTAGAATAGCATCTGCTAAAACTAAACTACAAGATTTAGGTCTAACAGTAGACGAAGTTAAAGACGCATTTAATATCTAACAATGAAGTTTGTGTTAGCTTATACGATCTGCTCTGCGATCACAGGTTTATGTAACAACACAACAGTACCACCAATACATTTTAATACCTGGACAGATTGTACTAAAGCAGGTGCGATAGCAACAATTAAAGTTACTAACGAAAATATTGAAAAATTTGATAAAGAAAAATTATATGTAACTTATTTTTGTAATGAACATAAAGGTGAAAATGCCTAAGAATACTGCTTTAGAGAGAATAGAATCACACGAAAAACTTTGTCGTATTATGCAGAAACAAACCCACCAAAAAATAAACAATATAGAATCAGAAATTAAAGATATTAAGAAACATATGTATTATGCTATGTCAGCTTTAATAGGTGGTATGTTTACAATTATAGTTATACTATTTCAAAAACTTTAACTTTGAGGTCTTTATGGCTAGAAGAAAGAAAGCAGTTACTGGTCTAACCTCAGAATTAAAAGCACAGCTGCGTCTTGCTGAAGATCCTAATTTAATAGTATTTGCACCAGTTGGTGGTTTAGGTCCAGTAGAT